TTCATGCTGTCGGGCAACTCGGCAAACGAAGTGGCCTTCGTGCTTGATCCTGAGTACGCAGCCGTGGCTTACCTCCGTCCCTTCCAGACGAAGGATCTGGCAATCGTTGGCGATGCCGAGCGTACTCAACTGCTGGTTGAATACACGCTCGAAATTAAGAACGAATCGGCGCATGGCATCGTGGCAGATTTGAGCTGATAAATCAACGCATTAGCAAGTAACCGAGTACTCGGTGAAAGCGAATCTATGTAGAATGCCCCGGTGTTTAGCGACATCGGGGCTTTTTCATGTGCTCAATTGAAGGCTGCGGCAAAAAGGTTTATTTGCGTGGGTGGTGCAGGCCTCACTATGTAGCATGGAGGAAGAAGGGCGATCCTCTTCTTTATCGTGCGCTGTCGGTTCCAGTAGAGGAGCGATTCTGGCGATATGTGGTCAAAGGCGAGCGTGAAGATGACTGCTGGTCTTGGTCTGGAGCACGAAATGCGAATGGATATGGTCGCATCAGCAAAGGCGGCAAAAACAACATGGATGGTGCGCATCGAGTGTCTTGGAGGCTGCATAACGGGAACGCTGAAATCCCGCCAGGAATGTTCATCCTGCACTCATGCGACAACCCTCAATGCACAAATCCGAAACATCTAAGGCTTGGAACCAGATCAGAGAACAGTCTTGATATGTACTCCCGTGGTCGGCAGGGGGTTCGCAAACTGCCAATTGGAGAGGACAATCACAAGACTGTTTTGACCAAGGATCAAGTCCTTGCAATCCGAGCTGGTGGAAAGTCAGATACCGCTTGGGCCAGGGAGCTTGGTGTAACAAAGGGCTGCGTCAGACACGCAAGAGTGGGAATTACATGGAAACACCTGTCAACATCAACGAACTCTCCAAGAACCTAGAAATCCGTCAGCGCAAGGCCCACAAGACTGATGATGGTGGACTTGTGATTGAGACTGTTCAGGATGTCTCAGGCATCGTTGAGTCCAACAAGAAGCAGTTCAATGCTTATGATGAACGCGCCCGATGGTCAGATGACCTTCTAGGGAATAAGATCGCGTCCATCCCGCTGACTGTGATCGATGAGCTGAACAAGCAAGGGATCATGCGCGGCTTCCATGTGCTGGATCAGGTGCGGTTCAAGTCTTGGCTGAATCACCCGGATAATCGAGCATTCCGCACCCGTCCTGGGAGGATTTGATGGCTCTCTCAACGTACTCAGACCTCAAGACCACGGTAGCGAACTACCTTGCTCGGTCTGATCTCACCTCTCAGATTCCAGACTTCATCACGCTTGCGGAGAACCGACTCCGCAGGGATCTTCGCACTCGCAAGATGCTGAAGCTGGTCTCGGCCTCGATGACAGCGAACGACAATACTTTGTCGCTCCCGGCTGACTTCCTCCAGATGCGAGAGATGCACATTGCATCGACCCCGGTCTATGCGGTGAACTATCTGAATCCCTCGATGTTCTTCCGCAATGCTCGGGTGACCGACACGGGAGTGCCGAGGGACTACACGATCCTCGATGCTGAGTTCCAGTTCGCTCCGATCCCGGACACGAACTATTCGGTGCGGATGCTGTATTACGCAGCCCCCACGTATCTGAGCGACTCGAACACCTCAAATGCGTTTTTGGCAAATTATCCTGATGCGCTAATTTACGGCTCATTGGGTGAGGCCGAGCCGTATCTGATGAATGACGAGCGTCTTGGAACATGGGCCGCGCTGTATCAGAGAGCGATTGACTCCATCACCACATCAGACGATCAGGACGAATACTCTGCTGTTCCCCTGGCGATGACCCTTGCACGGAGATAAAGATGGCTGAAACAAGCAATTACTTGGAGAACGCGCTGATCAATGCGGTTCTTCGGAACACCTCCTACACCTCACCGACCACGGTCTATCTGGCTCTCTACACCTCTGATCCGACTGATGCGGACACGGGGACGGAGTGCTCTGGTTCCGGGTATGCGCGGCAGGCGATCACTTTCTCTGCTCCTTCCAATGGAGTGACGAGCAACTCGGCAGCGATTGAGTTCGCCCAGGCCGGTAACTCCTGGGGAACGATCACGCACATCGGGATTCGAGATGCGCTGACCACCGGGAATCTGTTGTTCCACACTCCTCTGGATGCCTCCAAGACTATCGCCACGGGTGATGTGTTCCGAGTGGCTGCTGGGTCTCTGTCTGTGACATTGACATAATGGCTGATCTGCTCCCACCGTGGTCTATTGATTCCCTTGATAACCTCAAGGCGAGTCTTGATGATCTAACGCTGACGCTTGATAGTCCGCTGTATGAGACTTCTGTCACAAGGTGGGATGCTTATGGATCGGTTGCTGCTCAGGCTAGTGTCTCGGCTGATGGGACGCGAGTGCAGTTTGCAGCAGGGACTGTTTCTGCTTCGGTTGAGGTTGCGGCTCAGGGCATTCGAGTTCAGATTGCATCTGGCAGTATTGCGGCATCGGCTTCAGTTTCTTGTGATGCCCAGATTGTCAAACTTGCATCTGCCGCGATTGAATGCTCGGTTAGCGTTTCGGCGCTGGGTGGAATTGTTGCGGATGGGGCTGCTGCTGTCCTGGGATCGGCTGAAGTCTCTTGTTATGCCAACGCGACTTTCTCGGCTGTTGCATCGGTTACGGCATCGGCGCAAGTAACCTGTGAGGGCTTCAAGCAGGGCCAGGAATGGGGGCCGATTGCTCCTTCTGAGCAGGCATGGACGGTGATCACGCCAGGCGCGACAATCTGGACTGATGTTCCGGAGGGTTCCGACACTTGGACGGATGTTCCTGAAGGGGCGACTGTCTGGACACAATCCTCAGCAGGATCTACGACATGGAACAACGTCTGACATTTGGTGAGTGGCTTCCTGATCAGCCGGGGCTGGTCGGGGCATTGCAGACCGCCAACAACGTGGTGGCGCAGTCCGTTGGATATGGGCCGTTTCCATCGATGGTGGACTACTCTCAAGCCGCCTCCGAGAACCTGAACGCTGTTTTCACCGGCAAGTTCGGGGCAACGAGCAACATCTTCGCTGGAGGAGCCTCCAAGCTCTTCAAGTTCGACACCACCGATCTGTCGATGGATGATGTCTCGAAGGTTGGTGGATACACGGGGACGCGCTGGAGGTTTACGCAATTCGGTGATGTGGTGATCGCGGCGAATGGTGCTCAGAAGCTCCAGGCGTGGGTGATTGGAAGTTCTACCATCTTTGCTGATCTTGCCGCGGCTGCTCCAGTTGCTTCCTTTGTCACCGTTGTTCGTGACTTCGTGGTCGGAGCGAACATCTCCAGTTACCCGAGCCGGGTTCAATGGTCGGACATCAACGATGAGACCAACTGGACTTCTGGGCCGACTTCTCAGTCTGATTACCAAGACATCCCCGATGGTGGAAACATCCGAGGCATCACGGGTGGTGAGTTCGGGCTTGTTCTGTTGGATCAGTCTATTGTCCGAATGTCTTACATCGGCGCTCCGCTGTTCTTCCAGTTCGACACCATCTCTCGGACTCTTGGGTGTTATGAGTCCGGATCGATTGCCCAATATGGCCCAATGACGTTCTTCTTGAGCGATGACGGGTTCTATATGTGTGATGGGCAGAGCGTGAAGCCCATTGGTGCAGAGAAGATTGATCGGTGGTTCTTTGATGATGCAGATCCGGCGAACATCACCAAGATGAGTGCCGCGATTGACCCGATCCGCAAGATTGTGGCTTGGTGCTATCCGAACACGCGAGCCGGAAAGACGATTCTGATCTACAACTGGCAAGTCCAGAAGTGGACTTATGCAGACACCACCGCTGATTACATTGCATCGGCAGGAACTGCATCGGTGACTCTTGAGGGGTTGGATGCTTACTCTGCATCCATCGATGCTCTGGATATTTCTCTGGACTCGCGGATCTGGGTGGGTGGGAAGTTCATCTTTGCCGGAACCACGGGGGCTAAGGTTGTCACCTTCACGGGCGATCCTTCTTCTGCTGTTTTGGAGACAGGAGACTTCGCCGCGGGTGTAAATTCAATCGTTCGCCTGGCCCGACCTCAAGTAGACAACGGATCAGCGAATGTGGCTGTTGCCTCTCGGGATCTCTTGAGCGACACGGTGAGCTTCGGGGCTGCTTCTGCTGCGGATTCTGACAACCGAGTCAGCTTGAGAAGTTTCGGCAAGTACCATCGTCTGCGGATTGTTCCTACCGGGAACTGGACAACGGTGGTCGGTGTTGACGTGGATACCATTCAGTCGGGGCGGCGCTGATGTTTCGCGTTCTTCCTCCGTTTGGCTCAGATCCTCGGGGTGTTGCCGAGATCGTCAACGGGCTGATGAATGGGAAGTCTAACAACACCGGCACGATCACTCTGGCAACGGGTGGAGCGACTTCAACGACCCTGTATGACGCTCGGATCAGCCCTGAGTCGAAGATCATTTTGATCCCGTTTTCGTCTGCGGCATTCTTGGATAAGGTGCCGTATGGAGCGTTTCAGGACACCACCGATCAAA